TGGGCTCCGCTTCGAGATCCGGCTTGGTGGTTTTTTCAGTCATTGGTTGTGCTCCTTGACGGGCGGCCGCGTCGTACGGCCGCCGCTATGCTGGACAGTGGGTCAGGTCGCCGAATTGGCGTAGTACTTGACGGCACCGCCGACGTCGGTAAATGAGCCACCGGAGCGCAACCAGGCGAGGAATCCGATCTGACCGAGCTTGATATAGGCCGAGTCGTCAAAGCGGAACATCTGGATGTCCATCGCGTCGCGAATCTTGTAGTGGCTGAAATCGCCGAACAGGATGGACTTGGCGTTGGCAGCCATAACGGCCATGTCCTGGTTGATCTGGATCGGGTACCCCAGCAGGGTGTCGGGCATCGGACCGGCCAATCCATCGTAACCAGGCAGGAAGATCGGGCGGCCGGACGAATCCTTGAGCTTGCGGATGATCTTGAGGCTGGCGTCGTTCATCATGAACCGGCAGTTGCCAAAGGCGCGGTAGGCGGGATCGACGGAATGGACGAGATCGACCAGGTCGTCATAGATGACGGTGAGGGTCTGGCCGGTGGTGCCAACCTTGCCAGCTGCAGCCGCGGTGACGATGCCGAGCGGCTGGGCCGTGCCGGTGCCGGTGGTGAAGTAGGTATTGGTCACCCGGCCCAGGCGGGTGACCTGGCGACCGGTGACGAAGCCTTCCATGTCGATGCTGGAGTCCTGCAGCAGTTCGAAGGGGACGGCGACGACCTTGGACGAGAACTTGTAGGTCTTGAGGGTGACCACGCCGAAGGACGGATCGAGGCCGGTGGCGGTGGTGTTTTCGCCGATCAGCTCGCCGGTCTCGGATGTGCCATCGGAGGTCGGGAAGTTGATGTCGACGCCGCTGGTGGTGCGAAAGACTTCGGCCACCGCGCGCATTCCGCCATAGGCCTTGAGGGCGTCCGCGACCGACGTGGCGACCTCGGTGGGTACGGTGTAGCCACCCTGCGATGCGGTTCCGACAGACATGGTGTTGCGCAGGATGCCCCACTCTTCCGGCGTGACGAGCTTTTCGCCGCGCTTCATGAGGTTCCAGAATGCTTCGACGTGTGCCGGGCGGTTTTTGTCGCGAGCGACGCGCTCGACAGCGTTGCGGATCTGGTCGGTGTCAGCCGATTCGGCGACCAGATCGAGGTATTCCTGGACGCGCTTGGCTTCCTTGGCGATATTCTCGATTTCGGCCATGCCCTGGTCGTACTTGGCTTGCAGCTCGGGCGTCCATTTGTCGCCAGGGTTGTCGTCAAGGAGCTTGTGAATGTTCTGAGCGAGGGCGGTACGGCGCTCCCGCAGGGCTTGGATGTTCTGCATTGCGAATCTCCGGTGAGGAAATGAAAAAGCCGCCCAGGTGGGCGGCTTCGGTCGTCAGACGCGGGAGCGTCAGGCGTGGGCTTGCTCTATCAGCCGCAAGCGGCGGCGAAGATGATCGGTGTTGGCGACCGGAGGTTCCAGGTCTGGTGCTGGCGTGGGATCCGGTGGCGGGGAGGCGTCTGATTTTGCGGCTGCAGGCGCTTTGCTCCAGGCGGCGAGGTTCCAGGCAACCAGATTCTTTGGCGCCGGGCCAGATATTGCTTCGGCGAATCCGTTGGCTACGGCCTCTTCGGCATTGAACCAGGTTTCCGCAGCCATCCAGGTAGCTACCTGCTCTTCGGTATTGCCGGTCTGGCGGGCAATGCTGGAACAAAGGACGGCGTCAACCTTTTCGAGCAGAGCGCCGGTGGCGTGCATTTCTTCCGCGTCGCCCATGGCGATGGTGTTGGCACGGTGGATCATGAAAAACCCGCCCTCGGCCATGAGCACCTGGTCGCAGGCCAGGGCGACCCACGAAGCGGCGCTGGCGGCGAGGCCGTCGACGTGAGCGACGATGGTGGCGGTTTTTTCGCGGATGGCCTGCGCAATGGCCTGGCCAGCAAAGACATCACCACCGGGCGAGTTGATCCGCAGATGGATGGTTTGTGCGGAAATTCCGGCGAGCGCCTGCACGAAAGCTGACGCGGATACGCCACCGAAGAAGTCGTCGTCGGTGATGACGTCGTAGAGGTAGATGGTGGCCTCGGTGCCTGACGCGTCGCACCGAAACAAACCGCGGCCACGGTTGGCGATCAGGAGTTTGTTGAGCGGGCTTTTCATGGGGCTTTCGGTTCCTGTGCTGGAAGCGGCGCAGCCGCGGCGGTGGCGAGATCATCGCCGCCTTCTTTCGGGGGAAGGTTTTCGAGTCTGCGGACTTCATTGACGGCCATCCAGCCGGGCTCTCCGGCACGGCCCAGGGCGATGCGGTAGCCTTCGTTGCGGGATTTGTAGTCGCCACGTTCGAGGCCGGCGGTGTTGAATTCCGCAAAGTCGGTAGAGGATTTGCCGAATACCTTGCGGTTGATTTCCTGCTCGATCTTGACCAGGTGGCGCTGCAGGGTGTACTTGACGAAGCCGATGCCTTGCTGCTCGATGCCAGATCCCCAGCTGGTGGCTTTGTCGGTGAGCCCGATCATGTGCGGCGGAACGCCGTAGAAGCGGGCGATATCGGCGGCCTGAAAATTGCGGGTTTCGATGAGCTGGGCGTCTTCTGGATTGAGCGAAAGGGTCTTGACATCACCGCCGCCAGTGAGGATGGCGGGAATGTGGGCGTTATGGATGCCGGCGTAGCGGGCCATCCAGCTTTCGCGGAAGATTCTGGCCTGCTCTTCGTCCATCTTGTTGGGCGTGGTGATGACGTAATCCGGGCGCGCTCCATTTGAGAAGAAGCGGGCGGAGTACTCATCTGCGGCGAGGGCCAGGCCGATGGTCTGGCGAGCGGCGTGGCGCAGTGGTGAGAGGCCACGGCAGCCGTCGAATCCAATACCCGGGATATGCAGGATGTCGGACTGATCGAGGCCGGTGGTCTGTCCGCCGATGCCATTGGGGACGGTGTAGTGGAGTCGGCCGTCGGCGAGCTTGGTAACCGATACGTCGAGCGGATGGAGCGGGTCGAAGCCGATGATGCGCGTTGAAAGGGGCGACGGACGCTGAATCATGGCGAGTGCGTCACCGTGCAGGAGCAACGACCAGATGAGGTATTCCCAGAAGACGGCGGCGCTGACGCTGTCGGTCGGCTGCTGGTTGAGTAGCCACCAGACGTCGTGATCGACGCGCTCGCGACCGTCTTTCGACCGGCGGTAGATTTGTAGTGGCAGGCTGGCAATGGCGCCCCCGATCAGGCCGATACAGGCGTAGACAGCGCCAACAGCCAGGGCGGTGCGCTCGGTGACGGCTGGGCCAGCGGACGAAATAGCGCCGGCGCCGGTGAGCCATTCGTATAGCGCGCTGCCTTTGGTGCCGCTGCTGCTGGCGTAGGTGACGGCGTTGCGAACGGCTACCGGCGTGGCGCCAGCGCGGGCGGCTTCTCGCTCTGCTTTCCAGGCGCTGAGGATTACGGACCCTGGAACGGCGACGCGATCGGCGTTGTACCAGGTGGCCGGCTGAGAGGGCGTCATAGGATGATGAGCTCCATCGCGGTGACTACTTCAGCGGGGACCATCGAGCGGGCCTTGGCGATGATGGTGGCCACGGCGGCATCGATCTTGTTCTGGGCACGCTGTTTGCGCGGGAAGATGTTGTCGTTGCGGTCTTCCTTGCATTCGACGTTCGAGAGCATCCAGATGTAGGCGGGGTTGCCGTCGTGGTGGAAGCGGCCGGCATCGACCAGGGCGGCCAGGGATTTCATCGGCTCGCTGAGGTGGCGGACTTGCATCGGGAGATCGACGACCTGGAAGCCTTCTTCCTGAAGGTTGGGGGCGATTTCTCTGGATCCCCAGGCGTCCATGGCGATTTCTGTGATGACGACCGTCTCGGCGATGGTCATGATGTCATCCTGAATCTGGCGCAGGCTGATCATGTTTCCAGACGTCGTGATGATGTGACCGCCGTGCGCCCAGGCTTGGTAGTGGGCGTTTTCGGGCTTTTCGATCGCGGCTTCTGGCAGGTAGTTGCGCGAGATCGCGGTGTAGTGGTCTTCGCCATCGATTTCTTCGCGGAAGAGGAAGACGGCGGAGGCGATGTCGACTTTGCTGGCGAGGTCCAGGCCAACGACGCAGGCTTTGCGGCGCATGCTTTCGAGGGTGATACCGGGGTCGCTGGCCTGCTGTAGCTTGTGGAGGTTTAGCCATGGCGAGGCGGCGGCTACCCAGCAGTTGAGGTGCTTGGTCTTGAAGGTGTTCTGCTTGCGCGGGTCGGCAATGGCGTCGCGCTGCTGGAGCTTGAGGAAGTCGGCATCGACGCTGATGCCGTAGTTCGGGTTGGATTTCTGCAGCGATTCTTCGGAGGTCCAGTCGTCCCCGTCATCGATGCCGAAGACGATGCCGAAGCGCTGGTCGTTGTCGACGACGCCTTCGAGGATCTTGTGCAGCTCTTGCTGGTGCATGTAGCACGGCCCGGAGATGTCGGTACCGGCGGTGGTGATGACGAGCATGAGCGGCTGGGAGCGTGCGCCCATGCCGGTCTGCATGGTATCGTAAAGCTCGGGCGTTTTGTGCTCGTGGTATTCGTCCACGATGGCGCAGCTGGGGGAGGCGCCGTCGCCAGGCTTGCCGATGACCGGCTCAAACTTGCTGTTGGTGTCGGAGACGGAGAGGTTTGAGGCGTTGACGCGGACGCCGTAGCGTTCGAGGAATCGCGGGGTAGCTCGGGCCATGAGCAGGGCGGGGCGGAAGACCTCGAAGGCCTGGTCCTGAGAGGTGGCGCCGGAATAGACTTCGGCGCCGAATTCGCCGTCGACGGCAAGAAGGAAGTTCCCGATGACGGCAGCCAGGGTGCTCTTGGCGTTCTTGCGGGGGACGAAAAGGTCAGCGACACGGAAGCGACGCTTGCCGGTGTCTCGGTGAACCCATCCGAATATGCTGGCGAGACAGAATACTTGCCAGTCTTCGAGGACGATACGCTGACCGCGCGCGGCCCAGTCGCCCTTGATGTGCGGCATGAGTTCAGCAAATCGGCAGATGCGCTCGGCGGGGGAGTAGGGTTTCCCACCGGTGTCGGTCAGCTCTGGGTTGTAGGCGTATGGCCAGGCCGGGTCGGTGGCGGACCTGGTGAGGTCGGAGAGGTGGCGCTGGCAGGCAAGGCGGTGCCATTTGCAGGACGGTACCAGGCCGTCGACGACAGCGCGCGCGTATTGAGTCGCCCGGTCAGCGAAGCTCATACGCTCTTCCATTCGTCTTCTCCTGCTTCTTGAAACAGATCGCCCTGCCGATTTTCGGAGGGCTTGACTCGCGACCTGGACGATGGCGACATGCCGAAGCTCGCCAGGTAGCGATCGCAATCCTGCTGCAGCTTGCCGACGATCCGGAGCAAGGCGGATTCGCGCTGGAAGCCGGTCGGTGTCAGCTGGATGAAGACGGCCTCAGCTTCATCAAGACCTTCCGACGCCGCTTGCCGGCGCTTGGCCTCAAGCGCTTTCTCAGCCAGTACCAGCCGAGACCATGTCTGGCAGTAGATCGCCAGCGCTGCGCGATCCAGGCGGCTGATCAGGCCGACGGCACTCAATTCCTTGGTGATCCGCCGCCATTCCTTGCGGGCATCCGGCGACAAATGCTGCGGGATATCGGGCACCGCAACTTCGGGATGAACTCCATCCGACAAATCGAGCGTGCGCCGCCCGGGGTTCCCCCGGAGCAGCTTGATCACGTTCGATTGTGGCTTCGGTCCTCTAAGTCCCATAGAAATAAAATCACAAAACCCGCGACCGTAAAAAT